TCACGACGCAATTGAAAGGTATCTTCAATCGTACTATTATTAACAATAACAGTAGATTTACTTAACCCATCCGATGTGGAATAATCCCGCCCACCAGGACGATTCGACGAGCTATTAGCATTAGCTCGATTACGTTTTCTTTTCTTACCTCCTTTGCCCATAGAATGAATAATTTGACTTACTCTTCCTCTAGACATTACAGGTACCGTGACGGAACGCACCGCACGATTTTGACGACGACGACGACGAGCTGCTTTCTGGGCAGCTGTTTTCGGCATATTGTAGATAAGATAATAATATGATATGAACAAAAATTTATGCAGCGCAGGTCTGGAAAGCCAAATCAATGAAACTTTCCAAGCTCTTCAGCGCGCCACTGCATACACTTTCTTGTCCCAAATATAACGATTCAATAGCAGCATCACTGCGCCATAAACCACGTATATGTTTTATATCAATACCATTACACTCACCATACATGTGACCACCATACTGAGCATTTAAATACTCTATATAGCCAGAAATCACACTACGACACTCCCTATTGCCGTACGACGTTAATCGTAACGCACAAGCCCGGAGATAATGCCATCGTACATCATCAACCTTGGAATTAAAACACAGAGAAGCTAACACTTTCTCTGTTTCTGGAACTGGCATCCATATTCCTAAATCCTCATCAAAATCAAACGAATGACTCAAAAAGGAAACTTCAGACAATAATCGTGAAGTAGAACATGGAGTTTTTGTTGTAACACCAATAGAAGTCCAAATCTCACCAATAACGGTGGGATTAAAAACTGATACATATTGATCACTCACGGTAAATGTATTATCATCACCATTTAAGGCGGCCTCAACATTTGCCATGAATATATCATAATCAGGTTTTTCTTTTCTATCGTGACAAGCAATTATCCAAGCATAAGCAAATAAACGAAATAATATCATTGTATTATCAACGATAGTATTCGACGACCCACTTGGATTACCAGTATGCTTTTGGAATAGTTCACCATTCTCTAAAAC